CGATGTTTCTATTCTAATACCATTCAAATTTGATTTCAGATCTGGTATCAAACCAGAAAATTGAGTACTATCTTTAACAGTGATAATAGAAGTATCAATACTTTCAAAATCATACAAAGCAAAAACCGAATCTGACATAGAATCAATATTTTCAATAGATACCACCGTGTTTTTTGCGGTATCGTGATAAACATCACCAGACAATCCTATATCAAATATAGTCTGTGGGCCATTTGCAATATATTCACTAGATGCTGGATTCTGATTAAACAATACACTATAATTACTAGTGGTGGCGCTTGTATCTATTACTATACCTGATGCACCTGAACCCAATGTCCCATCATCAACAAATTCTATATGTTCTCCATCTGTGTATCCATCTCCGCCAGATCCGATATCGATTCTTTCCACTTTGCCGGTGGTTGTATGACCAATTTCGGCTGCAAATCCATGGCCACTACCTTCTGAAGAAAGATTATAGTGAATTGGTTGATTTCTGGAATAATCCGTACCCGCATTTGTAATATCAAACCCCACAACACATTCATATAATTTTTCTTCGAATTTAGTTCCATTGGTCTGAGAAACTATAATATCTTCCTCGCTCTGAAAAGTTCCAAAAATATTTGTTATGAAATATTCTCTAACATCATAATCGCCAATTTTCAAGTCTTTATAATATTCAACAATAGCAGTTGCTTCGGATACTTTTCCTGTTATTCTATATGGATTTTGTATTTCTGGATTCTCTAAAGTAACGACATGTGGTATCGATCGTACTGATGTAGTACTTTCCCAAATATTATTACTGGCTTTAAATAGGTTGTCTTTTGGATAATAAATTTCTATGGGTTCGTTAAAAATTGATCGGAATAAAAAATCATATGATTTTTCTGTACCCTTAGATTGATAAAAATCTTTCATAAATTTTAGAAAGTTTCTTTGATTTTCATATGTAGTTTTTTTGACGCCAGTAGATTCAACTAATCTTTTAACACCATCTTCTGTGTCCGGTGTCGTTGAAACATCCAAGTATGTTTTTACATAAAATCTAATTTTTACTATATCATTTATAATCAAAGTGTCGGGATCTCCACTAGAGTCCACAAATTTAATGACATTTCCTTCTATAACATAATCTGTATTTTCGACCAGTTTTACATAATCACCTGTTGTTCCTGTACGACTTACAGCTGGCGGAGTCAGATTATCGACATAAGATTGCAATGTATCTCCATCTCCACGATCAGTTGAAGTCGCTGGATTTTTAAACACCACAATTTCATCAACAACAGATGTCGCATCAGTTTCGCCAAAATAATAAAAAGGATTAAAATAATTAAGTTTGAAAGATGTTGCAATTCCATCCATTAAAAATTCTTGGTCATACAAACTTTCTGTAGCAGACTCAGCGGTTTTTCCTAATTGGTTTGCGTTCACATTTTCAGAGTTTTTTTCTTCTATTCCTTTTATTTTTACAACATTTGGAAAAGATGAAGCCAACTCGTTCTTGTATAAAGAAACAAACATTTCTAGTGTATCATCAATGTCGGCATATTCAGTCATATCGCCGGTGACACCGGACGGATTATCTGACTGAGACATCCACTCATAATACAATTCTAAAAATTTTACAAACCTAGAATAATCTTCATCAGAAGAAATATAAGATGGAAGCTGACTTTTTACATGGTTTGCAATATTTGAAATATTAGTTTTATTCATTTTTAATACCCACCGCCATATCCACCACCACTGCTGGATCCGCCACTACTAGATCCACCACCACTGCTTGATCCTGAAGTACCAGCAGATGGAGAATCCGAATAAGTTCTAGTTATAGATGTGGTTCCAGTTGCCGAAGTGACAGACATAGATGAATTATTATATGTAGATGTAGCATTTCTGGATACTACAACTCTTTGCGAAGATATGTCATAATTTTCATTAAAGTCATCGGTATCTTCTAGCATTGTGATTGACAGTTCATCTAAATCTAATAAGATAATTTGATTCCTTACAGGAAATATATCATTATTCAAAGGCTTAACGACCACACCAATAGAAGATGATGATCCAACAACACTGGATAAAGAAATATCGGGAATAATTATTGTTCCTGTTTCATAATCTATTGTTCCAGAATATATCGGATCATAAACTTTTTCTGCAGCGACGTTCATAGTGTGAAATCTTACTTTACCAAGACCATTGTCATCAAGATAATATGCATTTTCATTACCAGTAATATAAAATGCTTTCGAATATAGAGTTGATGGAGTTAAAGCATTATTAAATTGAAATCTATAACTAGTAGATGTATCCACAAATATCGTTTTTTCGTTTATCATCAATATTTCTGTCAAGTTGTTAGTTATAGATTCGTCCGATTGATCGATTTTAGCCAAGAACTGAGAATATCTAAAGTAACTATTAAAATCATTCAACATATTCATATCATAATCTATAATAGATTTTTTAACGATTTCTTGTAATGTAGCTTCATCCAACATTGTAGCTTCATTATCATATTTTACTTGTGTTGTTATTTTTAATTTTATAAAGTCTGGATCGATAATGGTCGGAGTCAAAGTCAGTACAGAGTAATTTTTTACTAAATTTTGTTTTATGGATTGTTTTTCTTGAGCAGAAACATAAAATCCAGAATTGGGTTTGATACTGATAAACACTTTTCCATATTCGGGTGGATCGGAATCTTCGCCGCCCCAAATATTAACAGATGAGGTTTGTGGATAAATTTTAGGAATTATTGTTTGATAGTCTCTTGCAGTTACAGCTCTATTCTGTCCTTCAAAAGTTTTTGGTGCATAAAATTTAATAGAATTTACAGATTCCCTATCACTACCTCCATAAGTACGTCCAATTATTTGCAAATTGTCCTGTATATTTGACGCCCTAATATTTCTATTAGAAGAAATAAGTCTTAAATTTCCTGTCATGTCATTAGCCACGGATCCCTGAGTAACTAAATACTTTAAAATAATTATATTTCCGCTTTCTACGGCAGATCCTAGAACACCATCACCAAAAACAATTTCATATTTTTCCTCGTAAGATTCTTGCAAGAAAAATACTTTACTTATATCTGACAATGACATTGTATCAGTAGATCGTTTAAACTCAGTCAAATTGGTGTCAGTAACATTTGATTGAATAAACACTTGCAAAGTATCTGTATCAACATTAGAATTTGATATAAGAAATTTTTGATTTGGATCTGTAGTATCTACTATTATTTTTTCTTCGACATATATGCCTTGGATTACTTCCAAATCAAATATTTCATATGTATGTTTATATGTACCATTCGCTAGAAGTTGAGGTGAGAAAGTTCGGGGGACAGTCCTGCTCACTTTTGGAATAAACTTATATTCTTCGTATGTCTGGCTATTATTTTTTGAAAACATAAAAGTTTTGTCTATTTTTATACTATTGAAAATCGATGGATCTTCATAGTCTGAAACAATCTCAAACGTACATGATAGTGATGCCTCAGCCGCACGTACTGAAGTTGGCGTATATCCTAGCAACTTTGCTTTAGCTACAACATTATCTCTCAACCTAGCAGTATCCAAAAACATTTCGTTAGATATCATATTAAGATAAAAAGAGTTGTAGTAGGTATTATAGCTCAAAAGATCTGTGAGAGTTGATAGTCCAGAGCCTTCAAAATCATAATCCTTAAATGTAGGATCACTTTTCATATATTCTTTTATACTACTTTTGATACTTGAAAAGTCTAATTCGGAAATTTGAATATTTTTTGCCATTTATTTTACTCTTTTAATCCCTAGCGTATATGACAGTACCTCATTGACAGGTGGCACCGAATACATAATGGTGATATTTAGTTTATTTGAGTTACTATCTTCTTTCCAATCACCAAAATCGACATTTTCGACTGTAATTCTGGGTTCATATTTTTTCAGTGACATTCTTATAACTTCTTTAATATTTATCTCGCCCGGTACACTGATTTGGTCAAAATCTGTTAATAACTCAAATAAAGTTTTCAATACATTTCCACCAAATGCAGGCATAAACTTTCTTTCCAGTTTAGAGGTCATTAATATATTAGTAATACTCTGTTCAATAGCAGGAAATCTATTCCTTTCGGGTCGGTCTATTTTTATTACCACATCATTGCTAATGGGGTTTTTCATAAATTTTAAATCGAAATCTCTGTTTGTTTCTGTTGCATATGCCATTTTAATTTCCTTATGGATTCAGATGAATTTGAGCGCCCTTGATAGTTGTATTTCCACCGCTTGTAGTGTCGATTTTGCCACCAACCTCTACATTTACATTTCCACCTATTTTGACATTTACATCAGCATCTACCACAACATTTGCAGTACCCTTTACATGAATATTATTCTCTCCAAAAATGATTTCGTAATTGTCTTTTACTACCTTTACAACCCTAGTACCGTCTGGATGTATTTCTTCAAAAGTTCCAGTTCTATGATAAGTATGTATTCTTTCAGCTCCTGGCGTATCATCAAATTCTTGAATGTGTCCTGATTCTGTGAATAGTGCTTTATTATGCGGATATTTTGCTCCAAATGGATTGTCCGGTTCTTGAAACAAATCTGTAACATCGGTATCTGCAATTTTTTTCTCAACTGATGGTGGTTTTGGACTACTGCTACCGCCACCGGATTGTTGGGGCGCTACAGAATAACCATCACTTGAAGATGGAGCCTCTGACTCATACATTGCATTTTGAGTATTCCTAGAAGCACTCTGAAATTCTTCTGGAGCAACTTCCCACATCACATCTCCATCTTTCAGTTTAGATGAAGCCGGTCCAGTTCCACTATCACTAGATGTTCCTGATTTTACCGCCCGATAAACTTTTTGTTCTATGTATTTACCATCGTCTTTACTGTTCAATAATCTTCTGGCATTTGCTTCGTGGCCACCCATTTGATTATTAACTTTATCTCTGACCGATCCGGGCGCGCCATTATTATTCGCATCAGATCTTCCATAGTATTTTTCACCAACACCACCCGCATTAATTGAAGAATAAATTTCTAATCTACCCATACCATTTTTGACGCCATGATCTCTCAGATATCTTACAACCGCGCCGTTAGGACCAAGTTGTGTATCAATCGCGGTTTGTTCCGTTGAAAAATCAATGCCGTATTTTTTAGCTTGTGGTTCTCCAAATTGAATGACGCCTCGGTGCTGACCCCATTGTGTAGTTGGTCCCTTGCGTCTGGCGTCCCATCTACCGCCCATTTCATAAGACATAACAGTACCAAAGTCTAATGCACTACACTGCATTGCAGCAGCAGCTGTAATGATGCCAGTTCTATATGTATACGGAGGTAGACTTCCAATTTGATTTTCTTGCAGTTGTGGAGAACGCACCAAGTCTCCCTCCGAATAATCTGACCCATTCTTCCATTCGCTGACATCCAAGCTTGGGGCAGCTCCGATGTTTTCGCTAGATTTTGGTTCTGGTTTATCATAAGTTCCAGTATTGCCGGTGGGGGCTGATGTAGAAGGCGAATACTCTAAAGGAGTTCCTTCAACCGAAGATCCGGTACTTTTGGAATCTTGACTTCCTGTTTCTGGGTCTGGTACAATACCATTTCTTTTTATTGGTACAGAACCACGTTCGCCTTTTGCCACACTGAAGTGCATTGCGTCTTTGACACTATTCCAATCACCACCCCAACCAAGGCCATATTTCCTTGCAATCGCGGAAGTATTTGCTGGCATATCACTTTCAAATGTTTTTTGGTATGGGTTTTCAGCAGGATTGATATCTATCGCAACACCAGAAGCATGATAACTCCATTTTTTAGAACCTCTACTTTGTCTATGGACATATCCACCCAGACTATAAATAGTATATCCATCCGGATGATTAGGAGCAGGAGTTCTTTCAAATTCATTTATAAAGTTTTGAAAATTCTTTGCATAGATAGTCGCAACCCAAGTACTTTTGCCATTTTTAGTTGTAATTTTTGAAAGTCGTTCTCTATTGTCTGCATCATTTGGAGTACCAGATTGATCTGGACTTGCGCTATCATTTCCCTTATTGTGGTGGTCATTTGATGCTGGCCCGCTGGTTTCACTTGTTCCGACTCCTGCTCCAGTTGCTAGAGGGTTTACGTCACTCTGATTTACGACTGTACCACCCTCGACAGACGCACTTCCTTCAGCGGGATAAGACCCATCTGGAGATTTTATAGAAGTTGCATTTGGTTTTCCATAAACGGTCCCCCAAACTATAGGATCCTGAGCATTCATGCCATCTCGGAAAAATCCCATAACCCATGCGCCAGGCAGAGATCCAGTAGGAGATTGTCCGATACCACCAATAGCAGCACTAGTGATGGGCATTATCGGCGCAGCCCAAGGTAATTTATCTGTTGGAATTTTTGATTTATCATCACTATGAAATCCAAAAATACGAACTCGGACGCGACCTAATGTCTCTGGATCATTGACATCTTCTACAATGCCTTGCCACCAGACCAATCCTTCAGTACCAGTAAAAAGATTCATTTACCACCGCCCCCCGTCAATACTGGTTCTTTCGATGGTAAAACATCATTGAAACTGTCTTTGACTAATTCTAAATCTGTGGTGTACTGATCGCCGGCTAGTATATGTCTAATTCCTGTTATCAAATATTTTCCACTATAATATTTATCTTTCCATTCTTCGCCCATATCGACTCTAGTAAACAGAGGTAATGTTAAATTTACAGTGTCGCCGACCACTAAGTCGCTGTCACCATAAATCGACATCTCGCATTTGATGTTATTCATAAGATTTGTATAAAATAACCTCTGCCTAAAAATTTTCTCTTGATTATACATTGGCCGGCCTTCTTTGACTTCCACTTCAGGTACTATAAATCGTACCGAAGTGTCATCATCGACTTTCATATATTGTTTGCCTTTTCCAGAAACATCAAAAATTGGACCTGATGTGTTTTTATTGTCTTTGTCATAATTCAAGTATTTGTATTCTTCGTGATCTTCCCATATACTATGTTCTAGATCGGTTTTATTTCTTGTAATCATGTCAATAGTAGAAACTTTGGAAGCAAAAACTCCATTTGTAATATTATCCAAAACCGAAAAATTGGAAAGAAACTTATAAGTGATCGCCTTTTTGTTTTCTACATTTACGTCCAATATCTCTTTTCCATCAACACCAGCATTTTTATAAGAACCAAGATTAAATTCATTTTTAGGCTCTTCTTCCACCAACATTTCCATAGGTTTCATTACATATTTTTTACTGGTTTCATAAAACATATAAGATGAACTCTTATATTCTTCGTGAAAGGCCTTTCCACACAAAAAAGAAATTGCTTTCATAGGTGTCATATTAGGAATTACGACACCAAGTTCTTCATCATATTTATCTTCGCTTGGCTCAAACTCAAATGTCTTTTTAGATTCTAATCGTTGAAAACATTTTTCAGCAATTTCTGTAGAACTGCCTTCAAAATATTCTGATATTCTTTGTTCAAAATTTGTTATCATATCTACAGAAACCAATTCCAAATTATAAGTTTGCGTACTGACATCGCTTTCTAAATCTGTAATTTTATTGACAATCATATCAAGTTCTGTAAATTCTGTTAATCCTTGAGTCGCAAAAGATATATTTACCCTTTCCTGTCCTATAATAGGCAAAAAGTTGAGAATCCCGTTAGCATCTTCCAAAGTCAGTTGAGCCGTAATCGAAGGAGAAAATAAGTCTTCGTAAATATTAAGAGATTTGTAAACACCAAAAAGATTCAATTCAAAGTCGTTGTGAGAAACTATAGTCATTTTTTTTATTTCACACAGCCCATATGTCTGAGAAATACTCATTATGCAACAATCCTTTCCCAATTTTCTAAAAATTTACCCAAAAGATCTTTTTTCATAATTCTTATAGTTCTATTTTTTTCGTTTTTCTCTTCTTCATATGCATACTTAGACTGCATAATATACGAATTTTTTTCTTCTGCCGGCAACGCAGAATATGTATCTGATGTTATTTTATAGCCTTCTATTTTATGAGTAAATTTGTGTGGGGTCTGCATTGCAACCAACAATCCTAATTCTATTGTATACTCAGAGGACGATTGCGGATTTAGTAAATTCCAACCCTCGAGAAAGTTAGTTTGATTTGGCTCTGTATATATTCCATTCCAAACATAAAAATTATCTTCAATTTTTACTACTTTGCCCATCACTCGGCCATTTAGATTTTGTAACGAATTTCTATCGCTCTGACTAACATATGGAACATCTTCAAGATTTATAATTCTTATCATATTAGACATATTTCTATTGTTATTTTCATCAAAAGGTCGGGTCATATCAGATGAGTAATATAATAAATCTGGAGCATCATCAGGAACTTTGAAAGTTATGTGGGAAGATCCAAAAAAATCTTTTTCAGATATTCCATTGTCATATAGACCATAAAAACGATTCGGATTCCAATAATTTTTTCCATCATCGGTAGTTAAATAAAAAGTATCATAAGGAGAAAAATTTATTTTAAATTTATATGTACCACCTCGAAATAACACAAGTTCTGGATCTGTAAGGCCATTAATTAAAAAATGATTAGATTCTTCAGGATTATTCCAATTATTACATGATATATTAAATTCGGCAGAGCTAGGAGTTGGCACCCCAAGTTCAGGTAATGGAGACCAATTTTGAGTTATACTATCCCATTTGACGCCTCTATCAATACTTTCGTCATAAACAATCTGACCATTATAATTTCCAAATGAAGTGTTTCCATTTTTGGGCAACAAAGGCGCTGGTAACATACGTTTTAGTTCTAAAACATTTTTTGGAGTGTATTTTTTAGAGATATATTCATAAAACATAGATTCCGTCTTAGGTAATTCTTCATAAACGTCTAACAAGTTATTGTACATCAAAATAACCCAACTATATTTCGCATCGCCATAATATTGTGCAGATATGCTTTCTACTGTCTGATCAGATTCTATAGTATGTACCAAATAATTTTTGGGATCATCTTTGTAAGAATCTAAAATATATGCAAATCTAAAAATATTTTTAGATTCTACTGGACGATTATCGAGTTTTATATCATATTTAATATTTGAAATTTTATTAAACATTTTTAATATCCTTCTGCAGCATCGCGTGTGGATACGACTTGTACTTCTTGGAATGTTAATGTGAGATTTATTAGTGCTGGAGCAGGGGCCTCACCCCTGTCACTTTGAAACATTGCAAACTGTCCATTGCCACCATATGATACATCACAACCCGTACATACCGATGGTTTTATCTTATTGAGATATTCAGTAGGTTTTCCATCAATCATATATTCTATACTAAACCAATTGGGCGTTTTGAAAGTATTTCCATTTCCTCTAATTTCGGGTAACATCTGGATCCTAAAAAATTTAATTATTTTTCTCAACATATCAGATTCTTCCCAAGATTTGGGCAAAAATTCATATGCATAACTAAAAGTCCTAAACTCTACTCCCTCAAATAAAACAGTTCGATTTGCAGCACCAACACCAAGGCCCTGTGTCTGGGCAAGAACCCCGCCAGTATCACCCAATTGTTGACCAGTTTGACCGATAATCTGCGAAGCAAGATTTGTAAGTACATCCATATTATTATCATCTCCATCACTTCCTAGATTCCCTATCGTACCCGCAATACTTCCACCGTCTGTATTTCTATATCCTACCTGAGAATTTACTGTAAGACTTTCTGGGATATATAACTGGACAGTTCCTTCTGGTTCTCCACCCTGCGATTGCGAACCTACAGTTTCCATCTTTGTATATCCTGCAACGTCATTTGAATAAGCAGTAAATATGATATAATCACGAACATTATCAGATCCCGTATCGCCAGGATATGCCCCAGCGAAAGGCCTTTCCATGTCACTAGCCTGTACTGTATTAGGTCCACCAGTTCTTGTTACTTGTTGAGAGATTACCCCAGCTGCATCATTTGCTGCTTTTTCGATTGATGCGCGGGCCCTTCCGACCGCATCAGCATTTGCAAGAGCTTCTTGCAATTTCTCTTGAGTGGCGCCTTCCAATAACTTTGCCTGTGCCTCAAGACTTTCCGTTGTGACAGGTATACCCGATCTCTCAAGAATAAGTTGAGGTGTGATTTCTGATATATCTGGTATATCCGGTATAGAAAGATTTGGTATATCTGGTATAGCAATATTATTATCGTCAAACGTATTGGTGACCTGAGATATATTAAAATTCCCAAATGGCAAATTAAACATCAGTAAAGACTCCTAAATAGTTAAATATATTTATAAGGTTTTTTATACGACAATGCGGAGATTTACATATAAAGGAAAATATAATCCGGTCAATGCACATAAATATGTGGGAAATGTATCAAATGTAACCTACAGGTCTATGTGGGAACGCAGATTTATGAAATATTGTGATATGAATCTAAATGTTGTAAGATGGTCCAGTGAGGAGTTAATAATACCATATTATTCGCCAGTCGATAGAAAAATGCACAAATACTATCCTGATTTTTTGCTGACAGTAAAGACCAAAGATGAAAAAACAAAAACAATGGTAATAGAAGTGAAACCAAAAAGAGAAACCAAAGCACCTAAAAAGAAAAAGAAAATAACCCCCAGATATTTACAAGAAATGAAAACATGGAGCATCAATGAAGCAAAGTGGAAATATGCAGAAGAATTTTGCAAAGATAGAAATTGGGAATTCAAAATACTCACTGAAGATTTTAAGGCACTACTAAATGGCAGTTAATTTTACACCACTACTCAAAAGACTTGCGGCAAAAGGAGTAAAACCTAACACTCCCGCAGCCAGAAATTGGTTTCGGACTAAGGTCAGAAGCACAAGAGTAAACAGACAAAAACTTATGTCGGCATCTGACAGGTTGGAAGCAAGGCCCCAGATTGGTTCTATGTATTGTTATGCATACGATCCAAAGTGGAAAAAGAAATTAGAATATTATGATGAATTTCCTTTGATATTTGTGGTCGAACCATCGCCGGGCGGATTTATCGGAATCAATCTACATTATGTTTCTCCAAGAAATAGAATTGTTTTGATGGACAGTTTAACAAAAATATCCACCGACAAAAATTACAACAAAAAAACAAAATTAGCATTGTCGTATAATATACTAAAAGGACTGTCTAAATATAATATGATAAAACCATGTCTGAAAAGATATTTATATGGACAAGTGAAATCAAATTTTGTAAAAATAGATGCAAACGAATGGGATATTGCAATCTTCCTTCCTGTTCAGAAATTTAGAAAGGCCGCTGCAAGTACAGTCTGGTCGGAAAGCGCAAGGAACAGTTAAATGGGAAATATGGATAGATTTATTGCAAATATAAAAGAAGGCGGATTGAGTCGTGGCAATAGATACGAACTACTGATTACTGCGCCCAGCATTTCGGCTTTAGGAAATTTTGCAAACAACGGCGGCGCTGAGCAACTAAGATACAGAGTCTCGACTGTAAGTTTGCCTAGCAAATCTATTGCAACATCAGAAACCAAAATATATGGACCAGTAAGATTAGCACCATATCAAATCACATATGACCAACTTTCTTTTAGTGTATATCTTAGCGATGACTTTAGAGAAAGACAATATTTTGAAGATTGGATGCATTATGTAATTGATTACGATACACACAGAATTAGATATTACAAAGATTATTCTGCTAGTGATATGCAACTAATGGTAATGGATGAAACAAACAAAGTTACAAATACATATGTATTTGAAGAGTCATATCCTCTATCTGTTG